GAATGTGGTGCTAGAGAAGCACATGAAGCCATTTATCGGTGTTTGTCAGCACTGCCAGAATCGCAAGAAATACCGCGAGCTTCACCTTGTGGGCGGCAACCGTGGGTCATTCCCACAAGAGGACGACACCTTTGGGTGTGATGATTGCGATAGCGTATACCACATCAAGGACATCCTGCTAGAGACTGGGGCATACAAGACAACATGAAGTGGCGCACCCACCAGATCCTTTCCCCGCCGACCGATGAGGAGATTGCCCTCATGGAGCCTGCTGACCTTGTGGAGTTGCACAGGGTCTACCACGAAGCCATAGATAACGCTGAACGCGATCCGTATCGTTTTGGTTTCCGACTTCCACATTGGGCGAAGGCCGAGGAGCAGTTGGAGGATGTAAATGAGATCGTAGCACTTGGCGGCAACCGCAGCGGCAAGACCGAATGGGCCGCGCGCGAAGTGATCCACAGATTGTATCACAAAAAGCAATCTGTTGCCTGGTGCTTCCAAACGACGGCGCCCAACTCGGTGGAAATGCAACAGCCCCGCGTCTTCAAATATATGCCAGCCGATTGGCGGCAGGCGCGCAAGAGCACCGTCACGAATATCACCTACTCGGTCAAAGGCGGCTTCACCGAAAACAAGTTCGTCGCCCCCAATGGTGCCCAATGTATCTTCCGCAATTACAGTCAGGACATTTCCACCATTGAGGGCGGCGAGGTCGATGTCGTCTGGTGCGACGAATTGGTGCCCATAGATTTCTTGGAGACCCTGCGCTTCCGCCTGCTCGACCGCAACGGCGTCCTCATCGTCACCTTCACCCCCATCGAGGGCTACAGTCCCACGGTCAAAGACTACCTCACCGGCGCCCGCACGGTGGAAGCGGTTGACGCCGAGTTGCTGCCTAAGTTCAAGGATGACAAGGGCGAGAAAATCCTCACCGGCTATGACCAAGTGCCGGTTGTCCAGCTTGGCCGCAAGGACCGCCCGATCATTTACTTTCACACCAAGGACAACCCTTGGGCCGGCTGGGAGCGCATGCAGACCGAGCTACGCAACGAGACCAAGGAGAAGATCCTCTGCCGCGCGTATGGCGTCCCGACCCGCTCAATCAACAACCGCTTCCCCCTCTTCAACGACCGCGTCCACGTCATCAAGCACGATTGGATTCCGACCACCGGCACCCGCTACCAGTTTGTTGACCCCTGCTCTGGCCGCAACTGGGCCATGCTCTGGGCGCTCTTTGACTCGGCCAACCGCTGCTTCATCTACCGCGAGTGGCCCTGCCCCGACGAGTATGTCGAGGGCGTTGGCTACCCCGGCATGTGGGCCGAACCGGATGGCAAGAAGGCCGATGGCCGCCAAGGCCCCGCGCAGAAGGACTTCGGCTTTGGTCTCTCCCGCTATGTCGAAGAGATCCGCAACGTGGAGAACGGCGAGAAGATATTTGAGCGGTGGATGGACAGTCGCTACGGCAACGCGCAGACCTTGGCCAAGGAACGTCCCACCACGTTGATCGAGGAGATGAGCGAGCTAGGCATGGACTTCACGGCCACCCCCGGCGACACGATTGATGAAGGCGTGCAGATGATTAACTCCTGGCTGCACTACGACCGCGACAAGCCGATCAGCGCGCTCAACCAGCCCAAGCTCTACATCAGCGAGCGGTGCAAGAATGTCATCTACTGCCTCAAGGAATGGACGGGCCAAGACGGGGCCAAGGGCAGCTCAAAGGATTTCCCTGACTTAGTCCGCTACTTGTGCCTTTCCGGCGTCAACAACGTCGAGGGCGACATCCTCATGGCGCGTGGAGGCGGGAGCTACTGATGAGCGACAAAGATTATCTCTGGTCCGAGCTGACGCGCAAAAACCCGCGCATCTTGGATGACCCGCATTTCACGCCCTCCGGTATGCGCAAGTTCTTCGACCGCGTCTACGAAGCTGGTTGGAATGCCGGCTACAAGTCATCGCAAGCCATGCCCCAAGCCGGCGCCGACATTTTCACCACGTTCTTCGGAGCAACACGATGACCGCCCTGTCCCGCAACCAGCCCCCGCCACCGGATGACTGGAAGGTCACGGCTAGAGGCGCCCCGCTATGCCAAGTCTGCGAGAAGCCCCTCACCGTCAAATGGCTTAAAGACCCGCAGCTTGGCCCCTGCTGCATGGATTGTGCCCCGCACGTCATTGACGCCGACAAGCTCCTCTACTTCATGCGATTCGCGCAATAGTTCAAGCCACCCATTATTTCCCTCAAAACCACGGATAGAAAACACAACAAATGTTCACAAGTATATTCAAAACGCTCCTAACCAGATTCAAAGCCGTCCCTTATGACCTCTACAAAGCAAACGAAGACTTCGACTCCAATGCCGCCCTCGCCTTCTCCCGCGAGCAAGCGCCCGCCGGCGTCCTTGCCATCATGCTCACCCTGCAAGACCGCATCGCCGACGCCGTTCTCTTGGTTAGCGCAATGGCCACAGCCAAAGAACCCGGCTTCCTAGCCCACGCTGCCGGCCAACTCAACGCCTTGCAAGAGTTGTGGGAAGACCTAGAAGCCAAGCGCGCCGAGGCAGCGAAGCTCTAGCTTGCCCGCCATTCCGTGTTCCCGAATAGCAAATAAGTTTACATTGTAAAACATTTTGCTTGTGGTGTGTGCTGTTGTGTGCTATTAGTAAGCGGAAGTGAGGCTTCGCGCCTCCGTTCACGGTCCTGCGCGCCGTTCCCCAAAGCGCTGGCGCACCACTTGAGGGGTCTTTCCTTATGGCGACAGAAATGGCGACCGATACGGTCGCAGCGAAAGCAGACGATGTTGATGTAGTTTCGATGGCTTTGGCCGATCTGGGCATGACGCCCGCACCGGAAAAAGAGCCAGAGGACGAAACGGAGTCTGAGGAAACGATCTCTGACAATTCTGACGAAACAGAGGACTCCGAGGAGCAATCCAAAGATCCGAGCGAAGATCCCGTCACTGAACCCGAGGACAGCGAGGAAGACGAGCCGGCCGATACAGAAGCCGGCGCCGAGGCCCCGAAGGACAAGGTTCAGAAGCGGATCGACAAGTTGGTCGCCAAGCAGCGTGAGTCCGAAGAAAAGGCCACCGCCGTCTCGGCTGAACTGGAGCAACTAAAAGCCGCCAAGGCGGATCTAGAGGCCCAACTCAACCAGACCACCCGACCCATCCTCTCCCCGTCAGCCGACAATCCGTTGGCCGATGTTGATGGCGAGGAAGTCTTGGAACAGAGAGTGCAGAACGCTCAAGCGGTAAGACGCTGGGCCCTGCAAAACAGTGACGGCACCACGATCAAGAAACCGGATGGCTCGGAGCAGTTTATCAGCGGCGACGAGGTGAAAGATTACCTCATCAAAGCAGATGACATCCTCACCGTGCATGCGCCAGCGCGCAGGGCGTGGCTCTCGCAAAGAGCCCCTGCCGTCGAGGCGGCGAAGAACATCTTCCCCGACCTCTTCAAATCCGGCACGGATCTCAACAAAGCCTACCAGGCCACGGTCAAGTCGGCCCCAGAACTGTTGCGCATCCCGCAGCATGAATACTGGATCGGCCTCGCCCTCTACGGAGAGCAAGCCCTCATGGCCTCGCAAAAGGCCAAGGAAGCCAAGGCCGCCGCCGAGAAGAAGGTTTCGTCAAAGAAGTCAGAATCTAAAACCCCATCCGCTGTGAAGCCGGTCAGCACGTCCAAATCTGCCACCAAAGGCAGCACTGCTGCAAGAAACCGCATCCTGTCAGGAGATGTTTCGATGGAATCCATCGAGGCATTCGTCTCCGAAGGTTTGCTCTAAACCCGAAATCACTACTTAGAAAATTCACACACTATGTCCCAAGGACTTGTTCACCCCGCAGTTGGTCTTCGTGAAGACCTGGCTGACGTTATCTCAGTTGTCGATGCAAAAAATACGCCCATTTCTTCTATGGCGAAGAAAGGGTCGGACCTATCTAATGGTTCTGTATTTAGCTGGCAAGCAGACAGTTACAACGATCCGTCGTTCGCCGGCGTGCTCACCAACGCCGACGTTTCCACGTTCGACGATCCCGCCAAAAACCGCGCCCTCCTTTCCGGCCGCGCCCAGAAGTTCCGCCGTTCCATCAAGGTCGATGACTTTGCGCAGAACGTCGATAACATCGCCGGCGTTGGTAAGAAGAAAGAAATGGCCCGTGGCGTTTCCCGCTCGTTGGTTGAAATCGCGCGTGATTTGGAATCCGCCATCGCCTCCGACAACGACAGCCAAGAGCAGAGCGGCGCAACGCCGTTCAAAACTCGCGGCCTCGGTTCCTGGATCAGCAGTTCAGCGCAATCTGATTTGCCCTGCCCAGAGAGCTTCCGCACCCCTGCGGCCAGCATCAACAACACCGCCATGGCCTCGCTCACCGAAGCCAACGTGCAGAGCATGCTCCAGTCGATCTACACGGTCACTGGTCAGATCAACACGATGGTCCTGGTTTGCGGACCCGAGCTGAAGCGCAAGTTCACCGAGTTCACCCGGTTCGCCACTGGTTCCGACAGCGCCCAAGAGTTGTCCATCCGCACGTTCACCCAGCCCACAGAGGCTCGGAAGATCACTGCGAAGGTGGATACCTTTGAAGGCGACTTTGGCACAATCAGCCTGTTGCCCTCGCTGTTCAACGCGAAGGACCAGAACGAAGCCACCCAGCTTCGCCGTGGCTACCTGCTTGACCCAAACATGATCGAGCTTCGTTACGGCCGGCGCCCCCGCTTCCAAGAGTTGGAAGACCAGGGCGGTGGACCTCGCGGTCTCATCGACGCCATCTGCGCGCTCGTCTGCTGGAATCCGAAGTCCCTCGGTAAGTTCCACGCGACTTCCTAGTAACACCTAACAAGGAGAAATAATTACCATGAAAGTCTACGAACTCCCCGCAAACACCAAGGCCGCTGCCGGCTTTACCCACAAGGTCATCCTCACGCATGACGACCTCACCGACGCCGATGACGCACAGACCATCAACCTCATTCCGGTTTCGGCCGGCATGGCGGTGAAGTCTGCCGCGACTGAGTTGGTCACTGTGTTCGACAGCTCTGACGCTGCGACCATCACGACCACCGTGGAAATCGGACACAACGAGACAAGCGCCGATCCGAACGCGTTTATCGTGTCGCAGGAGCTTAACCCATCTGGAACAGAAGTGTTCTACAAGGTTCACCCTTCGACCGTTCCGTTCGTCTACACGGAAGGTTCCGTGGCTTCGCCGAAGTATGTCCAAGCGGCTTTTGCTTGCACGTCTGGCGACAGCCTTGCCGATCACACCCAAGGAGAACTCAACGTCTACTTGGAAATCGTCAAGCTGACAGACCTCTAGTGTCTTAACATCCTGTCGCCGAACTGCCTAGCGGGTCGGCGACAGTCGTTAGGATGTCAAATACGCTCTGGTCAGAATTTGTCACCGATCTCGGCGACGATCTGGCTCACGCAGTAAAGGAAGAATTGCTCACTGGATGGAACGCCTCGGCGGTCCTCTCCGGTGTGCGACAAAGCCGGATCGCGGAAGCCAACGCTCGTTTGGAGCATTGTGCCATTGAGGGTGTCGGCCAGCACACCATGAGCGTGGACGCCGATGTCTGGCATTCATGGCATGCCGTCGAGAATGGCTGCTGGCATGACAAGTCCTTCCGCGACTGGTTCGCCAAGAAGCATCCCGAAACCACCGTTCCCTACACCCCTCGCAAAACAATGGTCGGCTTCCGCCCCTCCGCAAATACCGGCATCTGTCCATGATCGAATCCCCCGACCGCGAGAAGATCAGCGAGATCCTCACCGACATCGACCAAGCCGATGCGGACGGTAGCCAATACGTTCAGCGCAAGCTGCGCAACTGGAATACCCGTTACTGCATCTGGCCGGGGCAGTCCGAAGACGGCCGCAAACACGCCGGCGCCATGGGCCGCCAGCCCTGGCCCTGGGATGGGGCAGCCGATACGCGCGTGCGTTTG